ATCACCAATCGTTGTTTCAGTTCCAAAATGAAATAGATGTCGATCTCTATCGGATACTTGCGTCAGTCTTGTTTTAGTTGGTGCACCAGACATTACCGTTGCTCGAATACTTCTTGCACCAGATGCTCCTGCATTCCATGTAAAAGTTCTACCATCGTTAATAGTTGCAATTAATATTTGTCCAAAGTTATCTAAACTCCAATTGCCTGGATCTAGAATTACGTCACTTGTAGTTCTAGCTGTTCCCCAAGTTGAATCTCCCCAAAGATAAGTACCCCAACCAAAACCTGCTGTTTGAAAAGTTGGTCCAACAATTACATATGGAAGTATCTCTGCTGAACCGGTTCCAGAAGTAGTAGCTGCAGAATTAGTTGGCATTGTAATTTCAAAAGTATTAGCTGTGACATTAGCAATTTCAAAAGTGTTGTCTTCAAAATCAGTTGTTGCATAACCCGACCCTGTAGGAACGGTTACAGTATCAAATTTAACATATCTTCCATTTAATAAACCATGCGCAGTTTTATTAACAGTCACTGTTGGTGAACCGGTTGATGCATCAAAAGTTGCTCCAGTAATAGCTGCATCTAATGGAGTAATGTCATAAAAGTCATCTCCGTAATATATGAATAAACCCTGTGATGTACCAATAGCTGCATATTGTTCACCTGCTATAGATGCCCAAGTATGTTGTGCTCGTGCAGCTCCTGGAAGTGTTTTATATTGAATTGTTAATTGATTCCATCCACCTATTTTTTCAGGTAATCCATATCTAAATCTAACAAAATCACCATCAACCCATTGAGACTCGGCTCCGGAATCAGTGATCATTTTGTTAAAACCAGGCTTGAAATTTAATTTTTGTAGCATATAATAGACTATATAATAATTTTTTAAAAAATGAAAGTAACATAATTATAGACCATTTAGAATAAATATATGAAATTAGTCTATCAAATACCCGATAAATTATACTATATTCAAAATTTTTTAAATTATGCTAGTTATAAAAAATTACACTATGATGTTTTTAGAAGTAATTTAGTAAAATTAAATTCAACTGAAAAAAGTTGGGATAAAAGATTAAACTACGGTTACAAAAATTTTGTAGAAAATACAACTTTAGACATTAATTATTCACCACTTAGGAAAATAAAAATATTGTTAGAACATAATCCTTTTTGTAAAATTAAATTTACAAACTTTAAACCATTAATACATTCTATGAAAGACGGGTCTGGTATCAATTGGCATAATGACCAGGGACACATTTATGGTATAACATATTATATTAACAGAAGATGGAATTTAAAATTTGGAGGTGAGTTTTTATTTACAGATAAAAAATCTAATGGTTTTATTCCTTTGGTGGGTAATTCATTAGTAATTATTAAAACACCTTTGAAACATAAAGTAACACCTGTTATGAAACCAATAATTCCTAGAAAAACAATTCAAATATTTGTTGAAAAGGATAAAAATAATGATTGAAAAAACAGTCAATATAACTAATTTTATAGGTGTCTATGATAATTACATTATTAAAGAAGAATGTGATAAAGCTATTAAATTGTACGAAGACCAAAGTAAATTTAATAATACAGTAAATAGAATAGGTAGTGAAAAAGCTTCTATCTTTCAAAAACAAGATCAACAGTTTTTTGCAGCTTCAGATAATTTAGATGTTTGGTGGGAAACTTTAAAACCTATGATGTTTAATTTTGATATAGCCTTTAAACATTATATAGAAAACACTGGAGCGGCTGATGCTTATGGAGTTCCTTTTCATTTTACAAGTTTAAAAATTCAAAAAACTTTACCGACAGAAGGTTATCATGTTTGGCACATTGAACATAATAAAGGATTTGATAATGAACCCCGTGCTTTTGTTTTTTCAATATATCTAAATGATGTAGAAGAAGGAGGAGAAACAGAATTTTTATATTTTTCAAAAAGGGTTAAACCTAAAACTGGCAGAATAGTTATTTGGCCAGCAGGTTTTCCATATGTGCACAGAGGTAACCCACCTTTATCAGGTGATGGTAAATATATATTAACTTCTTGGATGATGTTGAGATAATTATGATGAATAAGAAGTAGGTCTCACACCTAATCTAGAAACTTTTTCAGCTTCAGTTTCACCTTCAACATTACTATCATCCCAATCACTTTGTAATTTAGCTAAATGCGCTGAATCCCATTTATTAGAAAACTGACTTATATCTCCGATGTTTGCGTCTGCAAATGTAGAATGAGGAGTTTCATCTCTATATTCTACTTCATCAGAAGGGTTAGAACTACCATATTGAATAGCCCAGATATTAGAAAATTTAGAATCACTCCAAAAAGAATCATCATTAATTACATAACTAATTCCTTCAGAAGCACCTTCTGCATGATTTTTTATAATTATTTTATCTTCAAATACCACTGTCCAATTTCCTTTACTTGCCATTTTTTCTCCTAAGTTTTAATTATGTATACTATTGTTAAATAAGGTTGAACAACTGAAGTTGCACTACCTGTAAAGGTTGCACTCATATTGTGAGAGTGACCACTACCGCTTCCAGCAGCACTTGCAGATAAACTAGTGAGTTGAAAAGTAGGTCCACTTGAAATCTGGTTACCACCAACTCCTGCACCATTTCCACTTATTGGATGCGTGTGTGAAGCAAGTTGTGCTGTTGATAAAGTTGCATTCGCTGTTGAACCACCAACGTTTCCAGATGACGCTACAGTGTTTGCTCCACCGGTAGATCCTAAGTTTTTAGTTCCAGATTTTCCAACTGCAACATTGTCTTGTAAATCAGGTACGTTAAAAGTTGTTGAACCATTACCTGCACCATAAGTTGTGCCAATAATTCCAAATAAAGTTGCATATGTTGATCTTGAAACTGCTTGACCATTACATTCTAAGAATCCAGACGGAATAGATGAATCTGACCATGGAACAACTGTTCCGCTTGGAATACCACCTGATAATAATTGTCCATTGTTTATAATTTCTGTTCCACCCGAAAATAGCCCCATTATAAATCTCCTTTTATCTTAGATAAATTAATTTTAAATTTTTCTCCAGATATATTATTTATTATAAATATATCATTTTTACCTTCCTGTAAAGTCCAATCTCCTTTAGTGCCATCAATTATATTACCTTTTTCTTTAAATTTATTAGAAAGATGTAAATCTCCGGTATATATATTTCTCCATACATTACCCACAGCTCCTAAATCATAGGTATCATTTGCACCAGGTACAATATTTCCTGTTGCTGTAATTTGTCCTGAAGCTATGGTGCCTGCAGTTATGTTTCCTAAATCTGCAGTAACATCCACAACATTAGTACCATCAGAATATACAATTTTATATCCTTTATCTGTAGTAGACCATGTAGCACCGGTTCCAGAACTTGTTTTAAACGTGACAGTAAAAGCACCCGTTGTTGCATTTTCAACTAAATAAGTTTTTTCAATTCCATCCGGAATAACAACGTTTACATTTGAAGTAATAGTTCCCGTTAATCGTATAACTTGATTTTTACCATTTGACAAATCACCATTTGAAAAAGTTAAAGTTGCACCTGTTGTAGCATTTAAAGCTATGCCTGTATAACCACCAATAGCTTGTTCAAGGATCAATAAATTTGTGTTTGTAATCTGTCCCCAAATTCCTGAATTTTCTCCAGTTGCCTGAACCGTTAATTTTAAACTTGTTGATGTAGTATTTGCCATATTTTAGATTCCTTAAATTATATCATAATATCCATTTATGCAGCAGTGTCAACTTCTGTCCATGGTTGGATTGTTCCTGTATTTACTTCGCTCCACACAATATTTTTAACATTTCCTTGAGCCATTGTCATTTCAATTCCTGTTAATATAGCTAATGAATCTGGTGCTGTTGCAGTTCCTTCTTGCATAGTCATTGCTTGACCCGTCAAATCTACTAAAGTATTTGCATCTAATACTGCTGTTCCAAGATTTGCTGTAAAGCCTATTCCAGTTACAGAAACATTTGCATCTCCAATAACTGTTGGAGCATTTTCTTGCATAGTCAGTTCTTGACCGGTAACTGCAACATCTACATCTGCAAAAGCAAAAACAGTTCCTTCTTCTACCGTCATTGCTTCACCAGAAACTACAGCAAATGTATTTGCGTCTAAGACAACTGTACCTTCTGCAGCAGTTAATTCTTGACCTGTAATATCAACATTTGCATCAGCAGTAATTGCAACAGAACCTAAATTAGAAGTTAAAGCTTGACCAGTTAAAGTAAGATTAGCATCAGCTGTAATTGCAACATTACCTAATGACATAGGTAAAGGGAATGTTCCAACAATACCACCTGTTGTAGCCTCTACTT